TCAGGGCTGTACACGCCGAGGATCACTTCCGGGCAGTACAGGCGAGCCCAATATTTAACGCCCAGATAAGCAATTTGCTGTTTAGGGTTTGAAACCCATAGCGGAGAATTGCGGGTAACAACGCCGGAGAGGTAAAGAGGTTCTCCCCAGGTGATTTCAGATTCACCTCGCAGAATGGCACCAACCTGAACGAACAGGCCGATCTCGTCCTCATCTGTCCAGCCACGAACGCGCTCAGTGACGGTGTACTTCCCATTTTTACCGTTTTTATCGCGTGTGATTTCCTGTGTCCTGGTGCAGCGCTCCCAGTCACCCCCATAGCGGTAATGAAAACGGCCATGAATGGCACTGGAGCTTGCAATTACTGCGTTGACCAGTTGTGCCTCGTAACCAAGAACACCGTTAACCAGGTGTGTTTTCTGCGCCACAGCGTAAGGATTCATACCCCATTGCATAGCCTGCATGACGATAGCCATACAGTCGGCTGGTTTCCCTGCAAGGTGTGCCGGTACCGTCACCTGTGAGTCTGCCATCAGGTTAGCGAAAGCTGTTAACTGACCCAGTGCCTGAACGTTAAAAATTGCGTTACTGGCAGAAATGGTGTTTGGTGCCTGCTGCTCAGTGGTAACAATATTTGTGTTTTCCATGATTTTCCCCTTATGCCTGTACGCGCAACGCTTCAAGGCGGCGCATATCAAAATCGTTCAGTTCGTCGGTGTAGTCTTCTGTGATAGGCGCTGGCCATTCACCAGTGTCGAAGCCGTTTGCTATCGCTCGCATTGTTTTGCGGTATTCCAGCATGCCAAGTTCCAGCAACTCGGTAGACGCCTCAATGATGGCGACCCAGTGGTAGTTCTCGTCTTTGTTGACGAAAATCCAGAAAAACTGGTCCAGCGCCGCAGTTTCGCAGTACATGGCCGCGCTCAGGTGATAGTCCCGGTCGATGATTTCCCGGTGCAACTTCGCACGCAGGCCTTCCTGCTTGATGTTCCACATGCTGATAGTTTTCAGGTCGGCGCCAATGCGCAGGCCGCCCATATCGATCTCAAGGTCAGGGCGTACCCGAACTTCCAACCCGGTTTCCTCATCAATCCCAAAATAGCTAACCTCGACAGCGCGGCTTGGGTGAGTCAGCAATTTGCCGGCGGTCGGGTGCTCCAGCAGGGCTTTTTGAATGTTCAGCGCGGTGCTGAGCTGTTGGCGGGTGACCAGCACTTTCCCTTCGGTGTTCTCCCGCCACGCATCCAGCAATTCGTCGGCGAATACCGCTGCCGGGTTGACTGATTTCACGGCCTGAATCAGATCGGCCTTCGTGCCAGATACTTTCAACGGCGACGATTTTTGCGCTTCCTGAGCGACCAGGTCAGGGTTGATTATTGCCAGTTGCTCCAGAAGTGCGTCACGGCTACCGCTCGTTTTAACCGGCGTAGGCAGGGTGGCGTTGTATTCTTTGATACAGGCCTTCATGGCTGCGGCTGTCTGTTTCTGGTCTGCTTCAATGCGCTGGTATTCAGCAGGTAGCGCTATGTAGCTTTGCCCTGTTTCTTCCAGACTGGCACCCAGCGGTACTGGAGCGGACAGGGTGGCGTTGTACTCCTCCAGCAGCGCTTTGATATCGTCAGCACTCAGCAGTGCTGGCAGGCTGGCGTTGTGCGCGTCGATGAACTCGCGCAGGGTGGCGGTGGTGGTGAAAGCACCCTCAGGGATCTCAGGCTCTACGCTGAACTCCGCTTCGAGGTTTTCCGGCTGTAGAGCCAGAGCATGTACCAGGTTGCCCATGTCAAGTACTGGGGAGCGCTCTTTGACGATAGTCTTCTCTACGTGACGCGCGTTAAAGTACATCAGCGACACGCGAGCATCTTTCACCTGAGTTGAGCTGATCCCGTTGGCGGCGTGGTAAACCTCGTTTGGTACACCTTCATAGCGGCCCGGCTCGAAGTATTCCGGCCAGGCTGCTTCTGGCTCTTCTTGTTGCGATTCCGGTACATTTTGTTGCGCCTCAGGTTCAGATTGGCTCACAGAATCGTTGTTCTGGTGCGTTTCAGCCTGATTCTGGTTCTCTACGGTAACTGCTTCTTTACCAGTACCCAGATCGCCTTCGCCTGCCTGCACCGCATCACCAGCCTGTTTTTCATCACTGTCAGCTTTTTGAACCTGCACATTGCTGGTGGTCTCCGGATTCGTTTCTGTGCCATGAGTTGATGAGTTCTGCATTAAAGCGGACACGTCGAAAATACCGTTGCCAACATTTTTAACCAGTTCAGGTTCGGTGGTCGGCTGGCTTGTCTCGGTTTTCACCCATTTTGGGTCGTTCGGGTCGCTGATGCCCTCGACGTATTCACCGCGTGCGGCGGCAAGCTGTCGGTTGGCTTCTTCTACTGCGTCTTTTTCCGGAGTGTGTCGGGCAGCCGTGAGAGCTTCCTCGGTGGGGTTCTCGTGATCAGTCTCCGTTAAGTTGGCGTTGATATACCCCTGAAGGCGTCCGGGGTAGTGATAAAACTCAGGGTGTGCGCTTCGGATCAGCGCGAAAATAGCGGCGCGGGAATAATCCAGGATACCGGGCGTTGCGCGAAGTGCTGCGGACCATTCTTTGAACGGACTTTCCTTTTTCTTTACGATTTCTTTTGCGCGACGGTAAACACTGCCAGGTAGCTTATAGATATTAAAGTCCATAGGCAAAGTGGCCATTGCAATCTCTACGTCAAGAGTATCGAGAGTGTGTTCGTAATCAGGGTTACGGTCAGTCTTATTGCCACCGCCAGCATTGGCGCCGCTTTCAGTGCGCTGAATAGCCGATACACGGTTGCCTTTTGCCCACTCCTTAACGAGCAAACAGCGATCGATATGCTCCGTCTCGAACCATGTTTTAAGGAACAGGATAACAGTCGCCAGTTCAGGAGTTTTTCCATCGACAGGGAATACTTTTTTGATGGCATTAACTACCTTATGAACATCGTGTTCAATGGCTTTCTTGAACGCTTCAACATTCTCGGCGGCAAGCAGCAGGTTCTGGACATATGAATTATCGGTGTCCATTTCGAGACGCAGAATTTCTTTTTTCTGGGAGGCGTCGACGTGATAAAGATACTCACCTTCACCTATGTACTGAGCAAGAACGCGGTGACGGAGAGGCATAGTTGCGACAACAGTCAGCTCGTGGGCTGGGGCTGTTGCCTGGGCAGGGCTGTTGCTTTCGTTACCAAAATTTTCGGTGTGGTCTTCCAGCACTTCGCCTGTTTCGGTATCAACACCATCGACGATATGCTGGCGCGCCGCGGCGGCGGCTTCAGATGATGACAGGGTGACGCCGGGGATTTGCGTCCAGGTCATATTGTCTTTAGCGAGTTGATAGTAATCGCAGAAAGTGAGGCTCAGTTCGCCTTCCGGCGGCAGCTCGTTAACGACAGGGAAATTAGTAGCGACAGCTTTGAAGTAATCTTTCAGCTTCGCACCGGATTTAATCAGAAGATAATCCAGTGTTGCATTTGCCGCTTCAAAATCATCACTGCACCAGAGTACAGCGTCTTTCTGGCCTGATGATTTCTTTGCTTTGCGGACTAAAAATACAGGATTAGTTCCACTCATTGTTTTGTCCTCAATTCGTGTAGAATGGAGGTGCCTTAACAGCACCCCGATATATCTGGTTGTTAGGTCCGGTTCGCTTTGGTCGGTTGGACCGGACAGGGCACGCCCGCTTCGGTGGGCGTTTTCTTAATGGATGGTCTGATAAAATTTTTCTGAGTAATCAAGCTTGTAGCTTCGGTAATTACCAAACCCTGCTTGTTCTCCATCACTTACCTTGACTGTGAGCAGCGAAATGGCTTCTACAGCACAATGAGGACAGTCGAACTTTCCGAGTACATATCCACCGTCGAGAATCACAGTAGTTTCGCCAGTTGAATTTGAGTGAATAACGCCTGAGACTTTCTTTTCGCAATTGAATAAAGCAATGCTCTTATTAACTGCTTTCAGGTTCATTTCGATTTTTAAGATTTCCATAAGTTCTCCAGTCTTAAATTCAGGGTGTAGGAAGCCACGCCAAATTAATGGCGAATTTTTCATTTCATATTTCGGAACTACTATTTAACTTTCGTGCGCCATCTGGTCGTATTCAGCGCACTGCCTGGAACAATATTCCTTTTCTTTGCGCGCCAGTTGCGAGCCGTTGAGATAGAGAAGGGTGTTTTTTACTTCTTTGCCTTCATCAATGGATTTGCGGCAGTAACCGCATTGTTTAAGCATCCGGATCTCCTTTCTGCGCCAGCAGGTAGCAGAGGCGGCGTAACCTCACTCCGAAATAGCTAAGTTTGATGGCTTGGATGCGTGCTGGCTTACGTGCGAAATCAATCATCTTCTAATCCAAGAGCTATCCGTATTTCTTTTGCGCGGCTTTTACTGCCTGCCTCGACACCTTGGCTGTAAACGAAATGCAATAGGTTATGGATGATCTCCCAATCATCACGATCAAGCTTTGTTGAAAGCAGGCGTGAGACAATTTTGCCACTGGATTTCAGGTGAAATGCAGTAGTCTCTTCTTTGCTGTTGTATTTTTTATCGATGATTTCCATGACTTCCCTCGTTTGCCTTATCGCCGGCCAGCGGAACGTTTATCACCTGCTGCACGTTAACCTTGCCATCTCATCCCGGTCTTCGTATGCCCCGGGCGGCTACTTCGTGGGCGTCCTGCCTTGATGACTCGTTGCTGCGTTTGATAGGTTAAGTATTATCGATTCAATCGATACATGTCAATTAAATTTGATGATTAATTTTACAGGGAAGATTAAGAAAGCGAGATGTGGGTGAATTAATGACATAAAAAAACCGCCAGTTAAGGCGGTTAGTAGTTTTAAAGCTGGTTTAGCGAGAAGGAGGCTCGATTTTTCTGCGTCTTTGGTATTCAGCCATGAAATCGTCTAGTTCTTGAAGTCTGGTGCCTGCCAGCTCAATAAAACGGTCTTGTTCAACAGTCGGTAGCTGATCAAATATTTCTAAGAGCCGCTTTTGTCGGTCATTGAGATCTGTTGGACCACCTTGTGTTAGACGTTCAGGCACATCCGATTCCTCATCATCCTCCATGAAGAACCAATACAACGGCTTACCTGTGGCCTTAGGTAACAACTCTAAGATATCTTTTCGGGGAAGAATGCCGGACTGACACCAACCATTAACTGATTGAGAGGTAGCGCCGACTCTACGACCTAACTCAGATTGGGTGATCCCAGTCTCATTAAGCACTCTTTGTAAACGCTCTCCAAAGTTCATTTTTCGTTCTCGCACAATTACATGGTTTCATTATACAGATTTTTTCTGTAGGTATGTCTATCGAAATAATTTGACAGTATCGATTAAATTTGAATAATTGGTTGTATCTTCACTCAATGAGACCGACCAATGAAAGTAACTGTTCAACGCAAGATCCTTTCCGTGTGTAGCCAGGCTGAGTTGGGACGCCGACTTGGTCGCCGTGCTCAGACCGTTAACGGCTGGTTTAAAAACAAAGTTCCCGGCGAACTTGTAGTTCGAGTGGCAAGAGCTATTGACTGGAAAGTCACCCCACACGAACTGCGTCCTGATCTCTACCCAAACCCAACCGATGGCTTACCAAGCCAAGAGGCATCAGCCAAATAACCATAGAGGATATTTACCCATGGAGAACGCAATTGCACGAAAGTTAGACCCACCAGAAATCAACCCGATTGAGATAGAGAGCGTCCTGCTCAACCGGCTTGCATCAGTAGGGCAGAAATCATACGCCGAGCATATGGGCATCAGCGAGTCGACAGTCAGCAGGCGTAAAGCTGAGGGATATTTCTGCAACATGGCGGAAGAGCTGGCTTTTCTTGGGATTCAGGCCGCGCCACCGGAGGCGGTACTGGTATCCAGAAACTATCTCACAGCCGTAGAGATTCTCGCTGATGCCGGGCTAAAGGCTGAACGAGCCAGGCCGGATGCGCTGGGGTGGGACTGAAAATGACAGCAACCAAAAAGGCGAAAGCCGCGGTGAGGGGTCACCAACGGCTTTCTGGTGGAATTAACTGGATCAATTCACAGGAGTAATTATGGCAAACACTGCCGAAGTAATCAATTTTCCTGTGCCTGACGTGGCACCTAAGGAGCCGCGCGTGGCAGATCTCGATGATGGCTATACGCGCCTGGCAAATGAACTTCTGGATGCCGTGATGTGTTCTGGTTTGCCGGAGACTGAGCTGTGCATCCTGATGGCCGTATGGCGCAAAACGTATGGATACAACAAGAAAATGGACTGGATCAGCAACGAGCAGTTAGAGGAGATGATTCAGAAGCATCATACCCATTGCTCGACAGCAAAAAACAGTCTGATCAGGAAGAAGGTACTGATTCAGGAAGGCCGCAGGGTTGGTATGAATATCCATATTTCCGAGTGGCAAACTAAAAATAACGGATTCTGCAAAACATTAGCTAAACCTGCTAAGAAAACCTTAGCGGAAGTTGCTAACGCACCTAAGCAGAAGTTGCTAACCACAAAAGACAAACTAACAAAAGACAATATTAAAAGATCTACGTCAGAGAATTCTGACGAATCCTCTGACAAGCCAAGAAAGAAACCTCATGTCCTAAAACCCGAAGCAGCGATTCAGAGAGGCAACAAGTGGGGAACTGCTGAAGACCTAACTGCTGCCGAGTGGATGTTTGACCTGATAAAAACCATTTCTCCATCAGCCAGAAAACCTAACCTGGCAGGATGGGCTAACGATATACGCCTGATGCGTGAATGTGACGGACGAACACATCGCGACATGTGCGTGCTGTTTCGCTGGGCGTGCCATGACAGCTTCTGGGCTGGCAACGTCATTAGCCCGGCAAAGCTCCGCGAAAAGTGGACTCAACTCGATATCAACCGCAACAAGCAACAGACTGGCACAACTGCCTCTAAGCCAAAACTTGACCTAAATAACACTGACTGGATATACGGAGTGGAGCTATGAAAAACATTGCTGCGCAGATGGTTAATTTTGACCGTGAGCAGATGCGCCGTATTGCCAACAACATGCCGGAACAGCATGACGATAAGCCGCAAGTTGAGCAGGTTGCTAAGGTCATCAACAACGTGTTTAGTCAGCTTATGGCAGCGTTCCCTGCTACCACAGCTAATCGCAGCCAGGCTGAGATGAACGAAATCCGGCGTCAGTGGGTTCTGGCTTTCCGTGAGAACGACATCACCACCATGGAGCAAGTTGCGGCCGGAATGCGTGTCGCCCGCCGTCAGGAACGTCCGTTTCTTCCGTCTCCAGGCCAGTTCGTCGCATGGTGTAAGGCTGAATTGGCAACTGCTGCCGGGCTTCCTGATGCCAATGAACTGGTCGATATGGTTTACCAGTATTGCCGCACGCGTGGTTTATACCCGGATGCAGAATCATATCCATGGGAATCCAAAGCCCATTACTGGCTTGTCACCACACTGTACTCAAACATGCGAGCTAACGCTCTTAGTGATACCGAGTTGCGCCGCAAGGCAGTCGAAGAACTCAACCACATGGTTACCAGGATAAACCGTGGAGAGGTGATCCCGGAGCCAGTTAAGCAGCTTCCTGTTCTTGGTGGCAGACCACTAAACCGCGCGCAAAACCTCGCGAAGATTGCAGAAATTCGGGCCAAATTCGGACTAAAGGGAGTCAGATCATGATAACTGCATTAGATATTGAAAAAGTAATCACCGATAAAGGGCCAATGAGCAACATCAAAGGTCCGCTTATCAGCAGTCAGCGCTACCTCGACAAGGCAAAGGTAAACGACAGAGCGGCAAGATTTAAGCGTTTTATCGTATCTGTTTACCCGATAGTTCTGCGTGGGCAGCAATACACCATCCTGATGGATGGCCACCACAACTACGCGGCGGCAAAACTGGCTGGCATAGAACCTGATTACCGACCAATCACCAAAAAGGTGCAGCGTATTCTCGGTGAGATGTCATGGCGCGAGCGTGAGGCATTCTTCATCAACAACGTTACAGACAGCAACTACTACTTTGTTGAAACAGGCGAAGTGGTTCATGAGTTGGTTATGCCTGATACGTCCTGCAAATTCCAGGCGCACGCAGGTAACCAATGGATTTTTGGAGGTGCAGCATGACAGTCCATACATTGAAGCAATGCCGCCCGAACCAGGAAGAAACTGAGTATTTCTGGAAGCTGTTTCATGCGGCGCAACGTAATGATGCTCGCTGGCACGGTAGTGAGATCAGCATTATCGCCGATGAGCTATCCCGGACAGATTTAGATCGTGACCAAAAACTGTTCCTTCTCCGCTCCTGGCAAGTGCTGGTAGACGACAAAGGTGGATTCGGGCGCTTTATGGGTGCCTTTGATACTTACGTCTACAACATGCAAGACCCGGATGATGACTGCGTAGCGTGGAAACCTGAACTGGCCCAAATACTGAACGACGGCAATTGTTTCGACATACTGCTTGATGCGTACCATGAAGCCCAGCAGCGCATAGCAGAACTGGAGGCGCGGGAGGTCAACCTGTCAAAACTCAGCGTTGGAGAAGTCATGCACATGAGCGGATTCAGCCGGGATTATGCCGAGGGTTGGTGTGCTGGTAATGACAATGCGATACACGAAATACGCACCGCTGGCATCAAGGTTAAGGGGGAGTGATATGGCTACTTTGACGAAACAGGAAAAAGCCTGGGTAAAGAAACTCAATAAGCTACTGGCGGAGTGTCCCTCAAATCGGATCGCGTTTGCGACGACTGGCGATTGTGAAGTATCGCTATTTGATGTGACGCGCTATGACGAAATTTTTGATGAAGTAGATAAGGGGAAAAGCGAATTTATCCCCGCCGCGATGCGTATCGGAGCGGCCTTTAATGAGTACCTGACATTCCCTAACCAAGTTGAAAGCACGGCAGGCTGAGGGCTAACCCATGACCACTATTACCAGAGAACAGCAAAAACAGATTTTAATTGATACGGCGAACCACGTAATCAGTCGTGATAACACGTCACCGTATAGCGAAAACCTGCGCGAACTGGCGCGTATAGCGTTGGCAGCGCTTACCGCTGAGCCTGTGCGATATCTGAATAAATTTTCCGGCACATGCGTGACGTTAGAGCAGCAGCCAAATGCTGCTGATGATGTTGCCGTGTATATACCGCTCTACACCACCCCGCCAGTGCCAGAACGCGAACGTATTCGCCGTGAGCACGCCGAGTGGTCAGATAAGACGTTCGGCGATGTCGGTCCAGTGGGGCCACTGAAACACCTCTCAAAAGAAGCGCTCGAGGCCGCCGCAGACCCATCAGATCCGCTTGAGTGGGCTGATATGCAATTCCTGTTATGGGATGCACAACGCCGCGCTGGTATTACTGACGAGCAGATTGCCCTGGCGATGGTGGAAAAGCTGGCGGTGAACAAGAAGCGCGAATGGCCTGAACCGAAAGACGGTGAGCCACGACTGCATATTAAAGAGCAGTCAGCGCCGGTAATTCCGGATGGTTGGATAAGCTGTAGTGAGCGGATGCCAGAAGACGAGCAAGAAGTAATTGTTCATAACAAGTTGGGATATCGTTATGTTTCATATTTTGATGAGCATTCTGGACTATTTTTTGACATGCGAGGCGGCAATCAGATGAACTGCATTGAGCATATCTTGGTTACGCACTGGATGCCGCTGCCAGCAGCACCAGAACCAGAGCAGAGCTAATGTCCCGTATCTACATGCCGGTCCTGTGATCGGCATTAGTGAAAAATCAAAAAATACGAATCAGTGATTTGTAATCAACATTTCTTAGGTTTGTAGATATGCGAATAATAACCAGGAAGAAACCTGCGTTCACTGACCTGTACCAGACTGGTGTTCTGACGCGTATAGCAGCCGTTAAGACTGACAGTGGCGGCTGGCGCCTGTTTGGAGTGTGGCGTGATCAGGATATCGCTGTATTTGTGGAAGCGGCGCGCGGCGGCATCCGGGAATGGTCCGGCTTAAATTATCTGGCTGAGTTTGTGTTCAGTTGTGGCATTAGTCTCTGGGAGGTTCACAACAAGACGGACCGGAAAACTCCGGCATGAAGTGTTGCGTCATAACCCGCTGCGGCGGGTTTTTCGCCTAAAATCTGATATGAAACAACATGCTAGCTTTTGCAAAAAGTGCTATTCACCTCTTGAATATTCTTTCTAACAGGTATACTGTGTTTATATACAGTAGTTAAATGTAGAGGGAATTATGAGAATTGAACTTGTTATCAGCCGGACAAAACAGCTTCCGGAAGGTGCCGTTCCTGCGCTTGAAAAAGAATTAATTACCCGTCTCCAGAATCAGTATGAAAACTGCAACTTAACCATCCGTCGAGGCAGTCAGGATGGTCTGAGTATCGTCGGTGCTGCTGATGGCGATAAAAAACGTATACAGAGCATTCTGCAGGAAACGTGGGAAAGCGCTGACGACTGGTTTTATGCATATTAAGCATCGTGGAGTCGCAGACGTTTCCAGAAATAAAGTCAGTGTGACGGGGGGTTACATGTTAGAAGACTTACCAGAATCAGGGTATGCGGTTATACGTTGTTACGATCATTGTGTAGTGGCAAGGTTCGGTAGTATTCCGGATAGCGGACGCGCCCTGATGTATCGTCGTGGTGACGAGATATCTTTTGTTCCCCTTCACCCTGATGACATAGTTGGAACTCCAACATTATTTACGCAAATGTTAGAAAAGGCAGGCTATCGAATTACCCGTTGCTTTGATACACTTCAAATGTAGGCCTGAACAACCTGCACCTGCTGCGCCACGGAGAACACCATGGCGCACGAATTACAACTCATCAAGCAGTCATCTGGAATTCTGATCCCCGCTACGCCGGAGACCAGCGAAATTCTGCAATCAAAAATTAAACTCGGTGCCGTGCTGGTGGCTGAGTTCCGCCAGGTGAGGAATCCTGCATTCCATCGCCGCTTTTTCGCGTTGCTTAATCTTGGGTTTGAATACTGGGAACCCACCGGCGGCGCCATTTCTGCCAATGAGCGCAAACTGGTAAACGGTTATGCAAAGTTTCTCGCTGCATATGGCGGGAATGAAAGCGCATTACTGGATGCGGCTGAACAGTATCTGGAACAGATTGCAAACCGCCGGGTAACAAACGGGATTAGCCTGTGTAAATCATTCGATGCCTACCGCGCATGGGTGACGGTTGAGGCTGGTCACTATGACGCCATCCAGTTACCGGACGGCACCCTTCGCAAACATCCCCGCAGCATCGCTTTTTCCAGCATGGATGAGGTCGAATTTCAGCAGTTGTATAAATCCGCGCTTGATGTGATCTGGCGGTGGATTTTATCACGTACATTTCGTACTCAGCGCGAGGCCGAGAACGCCGCCGCCCAGCTCATGAGCTTTGCGGGGTGATGGCGATGAAATACTCCTGGTTCCATCATCACGACTGCACAACCGAGCAGGCCGACACGCTGGTATCGGATTATCAGAAGCGGGGCGTAAGGACAGAAAAGAGCCTGAACCCTGACTTCATTACCTGGACTGTCAGCGCGAAATTACCTGAATATGCACACCGGGTGCGGACGCCAAAATCCTTACGCCAAAAGGTCTGGGGGTGAACATGGCTAAATTACCGCGCCGTAAGTGCAAAGTTTGCCGGGAATGGTTTCATCCTGCTTACAGCAACGTTGTCTGGTGCTGTCCTGAACATGGCGCTATCTATGCCCTGGAACTGCGTGCCAAAGAAAAGATTAAAGCCGCAGCCAGGCGTATCAGGGAGAAACACCAGGCGGATAAAGCCGAACGCCAGCGCCGCCAGGCTAAGCGTGAGTCGTTCAAAACTAAAGCTCAGTGGGATAAAGAGGCGCAGGCCGCCTTTAACCGTTACATCAGGATACGGGATGAAGGTAAACCCTGCATTAGCTGCGATGCGCCGCTGGTTGGTAAAAGCAATTTCCTGACCGGAAGCGCCATCGATGCAAGCCATTACCGCTCGCGCGGTGCCGCCTCACATCTCAAATTCAACGTATTCAACGTTCATTCGGCCTGCACGCGCTGCAACCGGCAGTTAAGCGGTAATGCGGTCGAATACCGAATACGCCTCATCAGGCGTATAGGCTTGGAAAGGGTGGAGCGTCTTGAATCTGACAATGCGCCACGTCGTTTCGATATCCCGTACCTGAAACGCATCAAATCCATATTCACCCGCAAAGCCTGGGCGCTGGAGAAGCGCCGCGCACGTCGGCAGGAACATGCAGCATGAAACCAGAACTGATCGAGATACTCCGCATGCGCTGGTTGCGTCTCCGAATTTATCGATACCGGGGATCTTTTCCTGTGGCATATCGCATTCTTCGTAATTACGTCCGCATTGAAGCAAAACGGGAGCATCGAAATGAATCTTGAGTCCTTACCGAAATATTTTTCACCTAAATCCATGATGCCCGGCGCAGTACCATGCGGAATAACGTCTGATACGCTGACTATTACTGACGTAATGGCATCACTCGGGCTACTTACTGCAAAAGCCGCAGTGGGTATTGAATTGTATCTTGCAAAAGCTGGGGTTTTATCTTCTGAAAATATCATCGCCTATATCAGGCTATTAGCAGAGCAGCGTGCAGAACGGCATGGGGCATTACGGAAAATGGAAGAGGGTAAGCGTTCAAAATTTCTCGACACTATGGCGCGTTATGTATTTCGCGATTATTCCCTCAGCGCGGCCAGCCTGGTGACGTGCAGTAACTGTCATGGTGCTAAATTAATTGATGCTGAGGTTTTCACGAACAAGGTTACCTACCCAGATGGTAAGCCACCAAAATGGGTAAAAGATACGAAAGGTATTTCTCCGTCCGACTGGGAGGTGTGGAAATCAGTTCGTGAGCAGGTACGCGTAGTGTGTAAGGCGTGTGATGGCAAAGGCCATGTGAAAAATGAATGTCGTTGCCGGGGACGCGGAGAAATTCTCGATAAGAAAAAATCTGAGTTGCAGGGCGTGCCGGTTTATAAAAAATGCCCAAGATGCAAGGGAAGAGGCTACCCACGTCTCAAAGATACCGAGATTTTTAAAGTACTAGGAGTAACGGAAATGGTATGGCGGTACAACTATAAACTGTTTTTCGATCGGCTGGTGGAGCATTGCCATATTGAGGAATCGTATGCAGAAAAGGTTCTGGGAAACGTGACTCGATGACCAAAATAATTTAGCTATTGCAAAATTAACGGAAAATGGCTAATCTGATTCCAACGATGGGTTATTATGCCTGTGACGTTACAAGAATTAAGAACCTCGCCTCGGCGGGGTTTTTGTTTTTTTTGGTGGTATATTCCCTTGGTGTCAAATCACAGGGGGGGCGATATGGGGTTCTATTACGTTTTTCAATACAAGCCGAAAGGGATGTCGTCGGGTAAGCATTTAAATGTTTCCGAGGAGTTTTCGGACCGGAATGAGGCAAAGAGAGCGAAGTCCAGGCACATGATTAATGATCCAGATTGTGTCTTCTCGGGAATCGTGCAGGCTGATTCGCCGGCAGCGGTACTTCAAGAAGTACAGGCTGAATCTCTTAATAGGCTTTAACGGATTTAACTTGGCAGTATCCACATTACCAATTTCATTAGGTCGCTTCGGCGGCCTTTTTCTTTTTCAGGCACCGGGCATCATCCGCTACGTGCTTGGTTGATAAATCCAGCCCGTGAAGCCTGCCCCTTTCATCACACACTGCGCCATCCGAGCTATCGGAGGTGAGGCTTATGAAAATGCACAACGATCCCCATTCAATGGACTCACAATCTATTTTTGCTGGCTCACAATTACTGCCAATGGAAAAAACTTCTCATTTGGCTCTGAGCGTCGGATTTCGCTCTCACTTAGCGTGAGTCCACGTCCGATTTCAGTTGCAGTTATTGTGAGCCAAAATTTGCGCTGATTGCGAGTCTGACTTTTTTCGATTGTGAGTCGTTACAGATAGCCGCCGGGCCAGACACCACAACGGTACCAGGTGGCGTTATGTGCTAGAAACCGAAATTCTTGAACATCTCATTACTACTCATATCGTTGGCTGGCGCACGGTTCATCGACTCCATCTGCTTAATCAACCCTATGCTAGCACCAACAGGCCCCCCGACGCTGAAACCGACGCTGCTGGAGCGGGTTTTGCTGGTGCTACTGCTGTGGGTTTGACTACGGGTGTTACAGTTGCTTTGGTGTGTCCGTGTGAGACCATTTTCGTTGAGCTGGCTATCTTCACTTTGGGTGCAGTTTCCCTGTGACTGGCTGTGACTGTCTCCTGTGGTGTGGTTGCGGCTATCCGTGTGCCACTCGCTATAGCCTCCCGCCGGCGCAATGATTCCGACCGATGTACCGTGGGTGGCATAGGGAGGCATGACCATGCCACTACAGCCACCGAGCAGTAACGCGGTGCCGACGATAAAAATGAACTTACCCAGAGCGGTGTTTTTCATTAGTTCCTACCTATTTCTTCTCGTTGGTTATTTCTATGCCCTGCCTTGGCAGGGCTCGCTATTATTCATTCTTCAACTGTGAGATCAAGTTATTTTAATTAAATCGGTATTATTCTTAATTGTGTTCTTTATGAATAAATATCCTCCGGCTATGCCGGAGGATATTTATTATTTCCCCTCATAACTGAGAGGCCCCACACAACCAGAGGGGGATGAATGTCCGAATCGATTTCTGGTACTGGGTTAGCAGGTGGCATCCTGACAGGAGCCAGTGTCTATGGACTGCTGACCTGTATTAGCTCAGACCTGAACTGGTTACTGTGTTGTAGCATCGTGGGATTTTGCATTTTTTGATGAGTGTCAATTACTAAATTCGTAGGCGATTCTTGGTGGTGATGTGTGACCCATCTCTTTTAAAATGATATTGGTATACTCGACTACCGGGCCTCTTGGATTACTGTCTTCTTTGTCCTGAAGGTGAGTCAACGCGTGTACAACTTCATGAATAAATGAGCGTGTTGTATCAAATTGTTGTGGGCCATCATTACTTTCATAGTACTCTGGTATTGAATCATCGTCTGTATCATCCAGGTTGAGGGCAATCACTTTTCTGCCTTCTGAACTCTCCAGGTCCTCATCAGTTACGGTAGTACCAAAGTTTTCTCCGGCTCCCAGCAACCAGCGTTGTTCTACATCATGCAATTCCTGGTCGTAGGCATAATTCATCAGTCTGCGGAATGTCCCGCTTTGAGTGTATGCATCTTCAAGTATGCGTGATAGCACCTCACGGCATTCATCATAGGTATCATCATCAATTTCGATATCAGGATCCATTCCTCCTGGTCCAGAGATAAGGTATTCAGCAAGACACATTGGTTCCAGCCTGGCTTTATCATCGGTAGCAAGACCATCATGTTGGAGGCGTAATTGAGAAGGATTATCTTGGTGTTCTGGAAGGTCTGGAAATACCTTGCTGTCATGAGGATGGGATAATCCATATGTTGACATCATATTATTGATAAATATTGGTTTAATTCCCGTTGGCATGATGAGTTACACATCCTTTTTATTACATGGAATTAACATTCTATAAATAGCATGTTTTTGTCAAACAGAATTCACTCAGCACGCAATCAATTAAGCTAAAAGCTAAATTTGCAGTATTTGTGCCTCACCTCCATTAAAATTGTACTCTGCGTGATTTTACTTTCAGATTCTGCAACCACAGGCAATCCTGTTTTACAAGATATTAAACCCTGCAACCCAACCATTTCACTCACTCTAGTTACCATCCGAAATCATCGGAGGTGAGGCTTATGAAAATGAATGACAAGACTCCTGAATTCTGGGCTGCGGTTTTGACCGGACTCAAAAATGCGTGGCCCCAGATACTTGGGGCGTTAATGGCCGGACTCATTGCCTACGGCCGACTGATATACGACGGCGCCACCCGTAAAAATAAATGGCTTGAGGGCGTCCTGTGTGGCGCTCTTTCCTTATGTGTCACCAGTGCGCTTGATGTGGTAGGCCTGCCGGTTTCCATTTCGCCTTTCGTTGGCGGAATTATTGGCTTTGTCGGTGTGGACAAGCTGCGCGAAATCGCAATTAGCGCACTCAAAAAACGTGCAGGGGTTAATGATGAGAATCAGTGAAAAAGGCATTACCCTAATCAAAGAGTTTGAAGGTTGTAGCCTGACAGCTTATCCGGACCCGGGAACGGGGGGAGATCCCTGGACGATTGGTTATGGCTGGACCCACTCTGTTGACGGTAAGCCAGTTAAGCCCGGAATGATGATTGACGAGGCTACTGCCGAGCGCTTGCTTAAAACTGGTTTAGTCGGTTATGAAAATGATGTGTCCAGACTGGTTAAGGTCAAGTTGACGCAAGGCCAGTTTGATGCGCTGGTGTCGTTCGCGTACAACCTCGGCGCCCGGACATTATCCACATCAACTCTGCTGCGGAAGCTAAACGCTGGTGATTACGCTGGTGCCGCTGATGAGTTCCTGCGCTGGAATAAGGCTGGTGGGAAAGCCCTGAACGGGCTTACCCGTCGGCGTGAGGCGGAGCGTGCTCTGTTCCTGTCATGATGTTCAACTGGAAAACGATGTTTGTTGGCCTGTTGCTCGTCTCGCTAATTGTTGCCGGTCTGCTGGCAAATCACTACCGAAATAATGCCATCGCCTACAAAGAGCAGCGCGACACCGTTACTCATAGGCTGACGCTGGCGAACGCGACAATTACCGACATGACTAAGCGCCAGCGTGACGTTGCCGCCCTCGATGAAAAATACACGAAGGAATTAGCCGATGCGAAAGCTGAGAATGATGCTTTGCGCGATGATGTTGCCGCTGGCCGCCGTCGCCTGTACGTCAACGCAACATGCCCCGCAGTGCCGACAGGTAAATCCACCTCCACCGCCCGCATGGATAATGCAGCCAGCCCCAGACTGGCAGACTCCGCTCAACGGGATTATTTCGCCCTCAAAGAGCGAGTGAAGACGATGCAAAAGCAACTGGAAGGGGCGCAGGCGTACATTCGCACCCAATGCCACGGTAATGCAGGAAAAACTAGTAACCAATGGTGACTGTATTAAAAAGGTACTCCCGGGCAGGGGGCGCCACGGGTGGCTTCGGGCTCGCGGGAATCGGCTGATTTTTGATTTTTTAGTCTCTGTCAGCACTGAAAAATAACCTTAAAAATCAATACATTTACTGTTTTCAGTGTCGAAGTGGTACGTTTTTTGTTCGACACTGAACGCCATTTTCACCGTATACAGGAAAAGAGCACGACTGTGGATCAGGAAATTAAAAGCCTCGAATTAAACATCACACAGCTTTCGGCCATCACTGGTGCACACCGACAGACCATCGCCAGCAGGCTGAAGGGCGTAAAAACCTCAGGTGGGAACGGTAGTAACCTGAAAATCTACCGGCTGGTGGATATTCTGACCGCCATGATGACGATGCCGGCTGTTACCGGGGAGAATGACCCCAATAAGATGAAACCCTCAGATCGACGGGCATGGTTTCAGTCGGAAATGACGCGTATTGAGCTGGAAAAGGAGATGAGAACTCTGATCCCGGCCAGCGAGGTGCTGAGCGTTTATGCTGTCATGGCAAAAACGGTCGTCAAGACACTGGAGATACTGCCGGACTTACTGGAAAGGGATGCGGCATTGCCGCCTGATGCGCTGGAAATGACACAAAAAATTATTGATCAACTCAGGGAAGATCTGGCCAGCATGACATACCAGGCCTGCGCGGATGCTATAAACGGAGATGATGATGACAACGGTGACGAAGGGCAAGAGGAAGAGCAGGAATAGTTTAGCCTCTGCCGTTGTTGCCGGATGTGATATCTCATCGATGTTCAGGCCGCCGCGCAGGATGAAAATATCGGATGCGGTCAGAAAATATATGCGCGTACCACGCGATGCGGGAAATTCTGTGGCATGGGAATCCACCCTGACCCCCTATGTGGTGGAAGCCATGAACTGCCTGTCATCACGCAGCTACGATGCCGTGGTATTTGTCGCCCCGGCAAGAACCGGTAAGACGCTGGGGCTGATTGACGGCTGGATTTCCTACAATATTGTCTGCGATCCGTCTGACATGCTGGTGGTTCAGATGACTCAGGACAAGGCGCAGGAGCACTCAAAGCGGCGTCTGGCAAAGATGTTTCGCCACAGTCCGGCGATAGCAAGAAGACTCAGCCCTCACCGTAACGATAATAATGTGCATGATAAAACGTTTCGTGATGGCTCGTTTCTGAAAATTGGCTGGCCATCAATCAATGTTTTTTCGTCTTCGGATTTTAAATGTGTGGCGCTGACTGACTACGATCGGTTCCCCGAAGATGTTGATGGTGAGGGGGATGCATTCTCGCTGGCGTCGAAGCGTACCACAACGTTTATGTCGCTGGGTATGACACTGGTGGAGAGCTCGCCGGGGCGGGAAATTACCGATACCAGATGGAAACCGTCATCACCGCACGAAGCACCGCCGACCACAGGAATACTTTCCCTGTACAACCGTGGCGATCGTCGTCGCTGGTACTGGCCGTGTCCGCATTGTGGCGAATATTTTCAGCCATCAATGGCGAATATGACCGGCTATCGCCATATTGCCGACCCTATGGAGGCCAGTGAAGCAGCGCGGATTCAGTGCCCACACTGCCATAAGTTGACTGAACCACAGCAGAAGCGTGAGCTGAATAATCGTGGCGTCTGGTTGCGGGAAGGTCAGCACATTGACCGCGACGGCAATATTACCGGCGAAGCCCGCCGCTCACGTATCGCCAGTTTCTGGATGGAGGGACCGGCGGCGGCTTATCAGACCTGGGCGCAACTGGTTTACAAGCTGCTGACCGCCGAAGAGGAATACGAACGAACCGGCAGCGAGGAAACCCTGAAAGCCGTCATCAATACGGACTGGGGATTACCCTATCAGTCCCGTCGCTCGCTGGAGGCACGCAGCGGTGACGCGCTGATGGCACGCGCTGAGGACGTATCAAAACGTACCGTTTCTGACGGGGTGCGTTTTATTGTGGCAACCGTTGACGTACAGGGCGGTAAAAAGCGGCGCTTTGTGGTCCAGGTAGTGGGCTATGGCGCATATGGTGAACGCTGGATCATTGACCGCTACAACATCCGTTATTCCCTGAGAGTGAATGAGGATGGCGAAAGCCAGCCTGTCAATCCGGCTGCAAGACCGGAAGACTGGGATTTGCTGAAAACGGATGTGCTGGAAAAGACGTATCCGCTGGCGGCAGATCCTGAACAGTTTATGCCGGTACTGGCAATGGCGGTGGACTCAGGTGGTGAAGACGGTGTTACCGATAATGCCTACGCGTTCTGGCGAAGGTGTAAGCGAAAAGGCGTTGCCGGGCGCGTTTATCTGTTCAAGGGAGACAGTACCCGACGCGAGAAGCTGATCACCAAAACCTATCCCGATAACACCGAACGCTCAGAACGTCGGGCAAAAGCCAGGGGGGATGTGCCGTTGTATCTGTTACAGACCAATGCCCTGAAAGACAGGGTAGCTGCCGCACTGGAGCGTGAGGAGCCGGGGGCGAATTACATTCATTTTCCTGACTGGCTGGGGCCGTGGTTCTACGAGGAACTGACCTATGAAGAGCGCAGCGCAGACGGAAAGTGGAAAAAACCGGGACGCGGTAATAACGAGGCGCTCGATCTGATGTGTTACGCCCACGCGCTGGCTATTCTCCGTGGCTATGAGCGAATCAACTGGGAAAAACCACCAGGATGGGCTCGCTTACCGGAAAAAGACGCCGCAAAAACCACGCAGCCTGTTGAGGTTCGCCAGCAGGAGCAACACGAAGGAGGAGAGAAAGCCGTGAAAGCCAGGAAGAAAAAAATTTTACCCGCCTGGGGCGGTGGTTCCGGAGGAGGGTGGTTATGACCAGGGCAGGGCTACAGGAGTTGTACAACGCCTATCTGGAGGCCGAGCTTGCTGTACTGAAAGGCAAGTCCATCATGCTTAACGGTCAGTCAATGACAATGGAAAGCCTGGAGGAAATCAGGAAGGGGCGCCGCGAGATTGAAGACAGGTTACAGCGGTTAAATAATCCGCGACGGCTTTTCACCCGGGCGAGGTTGTCATGAATTTTATCGATAAAGCTATCAGCATGATGTCGCCGGGATGGGCTGTATCAAGACTCCGATCGCGGGCAGTAATAAAAGCTTACGAGGCTGCAATACCCACCCGGACACATAAAATTAAGCGTGAAAACCGCAACGCCAATCAACTAAACCAGATTGCCGGAAAGTCCCTGCGGGAGCAGGCCCGCTGGTTCGATAACAATCACGATCTGGTGGTGGGGGCGCTCGATAAGATGGAAGAGCGCGTTATCGGGGCTAAGGGGATCATCGTTGAGCCACAACCACTGACGGTGGCCGGAACGCTGAATAACGCGCTGGCGGAACAAATCCGCGCCAGATGGGCAGAGTGGTCCGTGTCGCCGGACGTGACCGGACAATATACGCGCCCGGTACTGGAGCGCCTTTTGTTACGCACATGGTTGCGGGACGGGGAGGTGTTCTCCCAGATGGTGGCGGGAAAAATGCCGGGGCTTGAGCCGGTGGCGGGCGTACCGTTCTGGCTTGAGGCGATGGAACCGGATTATGTCCCGATGGAACAGACGGACAGTACAAATAATCTGATTCAGGGGATCTATTTTAACGACTGGCAAAGGCCAAAAAGTTACATCGTCTGTAAATCCTGGCCGGGATTTGCCACCGCTATGGTGGCCACCAAGCTTATCGATGCAGAAAATATGCTGCATCTTAAATTCACCCGTCGCCTGAATCAGGCGCGGGGCGTCACGCTGCTGGCGCCGGTTATTATCCGGCTGCTGGATCTGAAGGAGTATGAGGACAGTGAAAGGCTGGCCGCGCGTATTTCGGCGGCTTTTGCCATGTTTATCCGGCGCAGTGACGCAATGGTACAGGATGGTGACGCGCCAGATTATGCGGATAAAGACCGCGATCTGGATATTGAACCCGGCACCATTCTGAAAGACCTGTTGCCGGGAGAGGATATCGGCACCATCAAATCTGACAGGCCAAATGCCAACCTGGAGTCTTTCCGTATGGGGCAACTGCGGGCGGTTGCCGCAGGTGTACGCGGAAGTTTTTCTTCTATTGCCAGAAACTACGACGGCACCTACAGCGCTCAGCGTCAGGAGCTGGTGGAGGCGCAGGAGGGATACGCCATTCTGCAGGATAATTTTATTGCTGCCGTCAGTCGCCCGGTTTACCGGCGATGGCTGGCGACGGCGATTACGGCGGGTGTGATAGATGTGCCGCCGGACACGGACATGGCGACCCTGTTTAATGCCGTGTATTCCGGTCCGGTTATGCCTTGGATAGATCCGCTGAAAGAGGCGAATGCCTGGAGGATACTGATACGCGGCGGGGCGGCAACAGAGAGTGACTGGGTGCGTGCCCGTGGCGGCGCACCTGCTGAAGTGAAACGCCGCCGTAAGGCGGAAATTGACGAAAACCGTAAGCTGGGACTGGTATTTGATACTGACCCGGCACATGACCCGGGGGAACAGGATAATGCCGGAAGTGAAGACAACAGTGGCGGCGATAAAAATGCCGCCGGTGATGACAGCAGGGAACGGACGCGGGGAGGGAAGCAGTAATAGCTGGTATTCCATCAGGGCTGCAGCCAATAACACGGCGGAAGTCCGCATTTATGACGAGATTGGTGGATGGGGAATTTCGGCTCGCTGGTTTGCAGAAGAACTGGCTGCACTGGGACAGATTAACCGGATAAATCTGCATATTCATTCACCTGGCGGAGCAGTACTGGACGGAATAGCCATTTATAACCTCCTGAAAAATCATCCGGCGCAAAAAACGGTGTATATCGATGGAATGGCCTGCTCAATGGCATCCGCTATTGCGATGGTAGGTAATCCCATCATTATGCCGGAAAACGCCATGATGATGATTCATAAGCCGCGCGGAGTGGCGGGGGGGGAGGCGGAGGATATCCGGGAATATGCTGACCTGCTTGACAAGATCGAAAGCGTCATTATCCCCATCTATACCGAAAAAACTGGAAAAATGCCTGAAGATATTGCTGCCATGCTGGCAAAGGAGACCTGGATGAGCGGCGCGGAGTGCGTCAGTGAAGGGTTTGCCGACAAACTGATACAGCCTGTAAAAGCAATGGCCTGTATTCATTCAAAACGTGTTGAGGAGTTTGAGCATATGCCACAGAGCATTAAAGGTATGATTATCGCCCCGCAGGGCAATGCAGGCGCGCAACCGCAGCCACAGGCAAAAGCCCCTGAGTCACAGATTCAGTCGCAGGCTCAGTCGCCGGTGACTGTAGATGAAAATGCCATTCGCGCACGCCTGCAGGAAGAACAGCGTAACCGTATCACCGGCATTCAGAATGTGTTTTCACTTTCCGGCGATCGTTATGCCTCGCTGATGGCAAAGTGCATTGCTGATGTGGATTGCTCTCTGGAAATGGCGAAGGACAGACTGTTGGCCGAGATGGCGAAAGGTATTACGCCGACTAACCAGCTGAATGGTCCGCAGAATCGCGCAGAGTTTCATGCCGGGATGTATACCGGAAACGGTAATATTACCGGCGACGCCGTTCGCGCTGCCGTGATGGCCCGCGCAGGCTATGAAGAAGCGCAGAAGGATAACCCGTACAACTGTATGACCCTGCGTGAACTGGCGCGAATTTCGCTGGTGGCGAGGGGTACAGGCGTGTCCAGCATGAATCCCATGCAGATGATCGGCATGGCATTTACGCACAGCACCTCCGATTTCGGTAACATTCTGCTGGATGTTGCAAACAAGTCCATTCTGCAGGGCTGGCAGGAAGCGCCGGAAACCTTCGATGCCTGGACCAAAAAAGGACAGTTGTCTGATTTCAGGATTGCGCACCGTGTGGGTATGGGGGGATTCAGTTCACTGCGTCAGGTTCGTGAAGGAGCGGAATACAAATACGTCACCACAGGGGATAAACAGGCGACCATTGCGCTCGCTACCTATGGGGAGCTGTTCAGCATTACCCGCCAGGCCATCATCAATGATGATATGAATATGCTGACGGATGTCCCGATGAAGCTGGGACGTGCGGCAAAAGCCACCATTGCCGATCTGGTTTATGACGTTCTCATCAGTAACCAGAAACTGTCCAGTGATAATGTGGCGCTGTTTGACAAGACGAAACACGCAAACGTCCTTGAAAAAGCCGTTATGGATGTGGCGTCCCTGGATAAAGCGCGCCAGCTAATGCGGATGCAGAAAGAGGGCGATCGCCACCTCAATATCCGTCCGGCATTTGTACTGGTGCCGACGGCGATGGAGTCTGTTTCAAATCAGGTGATTAAATCTGTCAGTGTCAAGGGGGCGGATATTAACGCCGGGATCATTAACCCGGTGAAAGATTTCGCCACGGTGATCGCGGAGCCTCGTCTTGATGACGCCAGTCAGTCCACTTTCTATCTTACTGCAGCAAAAGGCAGCGATACCGTTGAGGTGGCTTACCTTAACGGCGTGGATGAGCCGTATATCGACCAGCAGGAAGGATTCACGGTGGATGGCGTAACCACGAAAGTTCGTATTGATGCGGGCGTTGCGCCGGTGGATTATCGCGGCATGGTGAAATGCACCGTATAACCCACTAAAAGCAGACATTAAGCGATACGGCCCTGACGGGCTTTTTTTATACCTGTGACCCGTCCTGAATAGCGTTGACACGTTCCAGACTTAAATCCGGAGAACGTGATGATGACTGAGTTCAAACGC